ACGCGACGTTTAAACGTACGACGCGCAGCACTGCGCAGCACGCGTTTTACACGAGTTCGTCGACTTGAGAATTTCCTTCGTCGTCGGAACCGAGTTCTGCGAACAAATGATCGACGGCCTGGCATAGATACTCTATTCGAACTGAGAGCTGTTCGAGCTTGTTTAAGCAAGTTTGGAGAAGCTGGTGGTGTGAGGAGTCCGTGTTTGCGCTTTCTACTTTCATTCAACGAATTGCCAAATGCGGAAGTCAAAGGCGCGATTGGTGCAAGCCTTTCAGCAGCGTGGGCCAATTGCGGACGAGCGAGTTGCCAAGCAATCCAAGCAGGATTCATCGAAAAACATTTCGATTGCGCAGCACTTATATATAAGGCTGACGCTGACGCTGTGGCCGGGGGGTAATATTAATGTCCCCCGGCCAATTTCGCTTCGACGCCAAAAATGTCTTCCTCACCTATGCTAACAGCGGCGACCTTACCAAGGAACGGCTACGAGATTTCCTACTGGAGGACCTCGGTTGCCGATGGTTTCACATTAGCAGGGAGTCTCACAGTGACGGGAGACCTCACCTTCATGCTTACGCTGGCTGGGATGGACGCCATAGGTCACGAGATGAGCGACACTTCGACTGCGATGGTCAACATCCCAATGTTACTGTACCGAGAAACGTCGGGGACGTACGGAAATACATCAGCAAGGACGGCGACTTTCTCACGAACTGCGATGGACCGGATTTCGACCGTGATAGCGACATGGCTGACGGCTGGGGAGAACTTCTTACAGCTGAGACTCGAGAGGCTTTCATGGATGGAGCTCGTAGGAAGCGTCCGAGGGATTACGTACTCAGCTACGAGCGACTGGAATATTTTTGTGACAAACACTTCGGGAGAGAGAACCTGTCAAACTATACGGGAAGAGAACGAGCCTCCTTTTGCGAGCCATTACCCTTAGAAAGGTGGGTATTTACACACTGGGAGGTACGGGTCCGGGGGGGCCCCAGTCCCCTCCCTACCAATATTAACGCATATCCTCTCATGCCTATTGGTTAGAGACCGAGACTTGAGAGACCAAAAGCCCTCTCATTGGTGGGAGGAACTAGACTCGGGAAAACTGAGTGGGCGCGATCTCTTGGCTCTGCCACATACATGTGCAACCTGTTCAACCTGGACGAATGGGACGACAAAACCGATACCATTATCCTCGACGACATCGATTTCAAATTTTTCCCAAGTTGGAAAGCCTTTTTCGGAAGCCAGAAACAATTCAGTGTCACCGACAAATACCGTCATAAGCAACGAGTCATGGGCAAGCTGTGTATCTGGCTCTGCAATCACGCGAATGACCCTCGAGGACATCTTTCCGGAACTGAGCTTTCATGGTATCTAGAAAACGTAGAAACAGTTGAAATAACACTTCCTTTATTCAATTAAATATCCTTCCACATGAGGAGTCCTCTGTGATCAACATCAATCGCTGACGAGCTGCTAATAAAATCTTGTCCCCAAGTACGGACAAGGATGTAGTACTGGCTGTAAGCTCCACGAGAGCTTGGAGGTCCAAAGAATCGAGGCACTCCATCAATAGTCTCTTGTGTTTCTTGGATCTGCATATCCTTGTTGAAGTTGAATGTAATGGTTGTGTCAAGGAAAGGGTCTGTAGCTGCTTGACCAAATCCGTGCAGCTTGTAGTTCTTAACCCAGATGATGTCAATGTTGTCCGTATTGAACTTCGTAACCGGGCTAAGGCCACAAAATTGGCCTGGCGAAGCCGTGACGTCGAACCACGGAATGTTACCGTTTGGCGCCGTCTGCGTGGGATTGGCAGTAGTCGTCGTCGTGGCGCCGACTGTTGTACCTTCATTGTTGACATCAGTTCCTGCGGCTGTTACATCCATCTGAAAGTCCGACTTAACAAAGAGAACTTGGACATGCGTGTCCCCAGCAAGAAGGCCTTTGATATTCAAACGCCATAAAAATTTCCAGAGTCGGACCTTTGTACCGTGAATTTGCCCAGAACCAGTTCCTTGTGCAAATGCAGACTGCCATGGAGCAAACACGCGCATATTCATTGCCGTCGTTCCATTTCCGGGTGCGAGAGTGAAAGCCGTTTCAGTGTAGTGCTTCTTTGCTGTTTCAAGTTTCCTAATTAGGATGCCTTGAACGCGACGTTTAAACGTACGACGCGCAGCACTGCGCAGCACGCGTTTTACACGAGTTCGTCGACTTGAGAATTTCCTTCGTCGTCGGAACCGAGTTCTGCGAACAAATGATCGACGGCCTG